GAACTCGCTGGCAAAGTTTATCCTCACCAATGCGTCCTTGTACAATACGATAAAATACGACGGCAAATTCGTGCAAGCGCTAATGTCATGCGCCTTGACCACCTTGGCCAAGGATATCATTGCCGTCGGGTACTTATTCATCTCAACCGTTCTGGCCTTCAACTCAGCAAAGCCCACAACCTTGTCTAACTCATCCTCAATAATGGCGAAGTCGAGCTTGTATTGCAGCGGCAACTTCACCAGCGTGTAGCCCTTCTCCGCCAGCAACTCAGCCACACGCTGCTCGTTGTTGCGGTCAAACTGTGTTTCATACATTGGCCGGGGCATCACATCACCGCCAGATGCTCACGCAGCACCATCTCAAACGTCTCCCAGTCCAGCGTCGCCGTGTAGCGCCAGTCGTATGTCTCAGCTATATCCTGAGCCACGCTGGAGTTACCTAGCACCACAAGCGCCTGAATCGGTATCCGCACCTGCGTCTGTTGGCGGTCAAGCTTATAGATTAAACACGGCAGGGCGTCATTTGTATTGGCCGCAGACTTAGCCGCCGTGACTATCTGATCCCACCAATCATTGCTAGGCGAAACTTTCGCATATCGCTTGCACTCAATCAAAAACGGAAACGGCTTGTTATCCGCTGGCTCCAGATCGCTCAGGTTCTTTTCCTGATATTGTGACAACCGCCTGCGTAATTTTCTGCCAGTGGCCAGCTCAATGAGCTTGCAGGTCTCGCGTTCAAACGCTGCCCCCTTGGCACGTCCACCACCGGCACGCATCAGCCCCGCCCCGCTTGGTGATCCATTGTCGTCTGGATGTGGCGCTGGCGGATATTGCTCTCAAGCTGTCTGACCAGCAACTCATCGGCAAGCGACGACTGTGACCTATGAGCCGACACATCCAGCTCGGCTTTTAGCATTTCTATAGTCGAGGCTCTGAGCCTCAACAAAACTGGTTTAACTTCGCTCATTTTATGACCCTTCTGTGATCGTTGCTGGAAGCAAAAAACGCTTCTGGCTTCCTTTTGGTACACTTATGCCCCAAAACACCTACATGCCGTCAGCGGGCAAATTTGGGCGATTAAAGGCATAGTGATATTTTTCTGCAATTAATCTAATAATAATGCAATATCGGTCTTGTCATATGTAAATAGCATCCCTATATATAATAGGTAAGAGGGACAAACACGGGAAATCAGGGAGATTACCAAATGGCTAAATTCACTACAGATTATGTTTTTGACACCGCAACACAAATTAACGGCATGACCAAGAATGAGATCGTGTGCTTTCACTTGTTTAACCCAAATGGTTTAGTTGCCAAGCTTCCTGACTTTGACGATTTTTGTCACGGTGATGTTTTCTTTGCTGGTTGCGAAATTATGTACGGTCGTCACGACAACTATTACGCCAAGTGGTTGCGTGATGTGTGCAATAAAGAAAAAAGCTATACCAAGTGGCAGCTTATGTATCACTTATCAAAGCTGGCTGACGATGTTGATGCAGCTTGGGCAACAATCGCAAACAAAAAGGCGGCGGCTTAACAGCCCCGCCCGAAAGGGAGATCGGCATGAAACAGATCAGATCAGATCGCGTCAAGCTCTGGTACGTTGTAAGCCATCCGTTCACGCGTCCAGTTGTAACTGGTCCAATTTTTGACAGGTATGACGCAATCGCGTTGGCTTGCAAGCGCACCGACAACAAGAGCCTCATCACGCACATATCGCGTGGCGAGAGTTGGGTTGGCGGTGAGATCGTGTGTAGCGCGTATCGGCTACACATTAACGGCTGGACGGCGTTAGCACCAAAGACGCCTGACGCACGGTTAAAGACACCATCAAAATATGGGAGGGTGACATGATTAAAGACACAATTTGTATGCTGTTTCTGATGGCATTTGGCTTGGCGTTTTTTACTAACATTGTCAGCTCAGAGCTGAACTTTTGGGCGCTTCTTGTGCGCTTTGGGGGTGCAAGCTGATGGAGATTATCACATTTGAAGACGCTAAGGCGCGTGGGTTGAATTACTATTTTGAGGGTACGCCTTGCAAAAAAGGTCATGTGTCAAAGCGTTATTTTAACGGCACCGGACGTGGCTCCTGTTATGAGTGTGTTGCACAAAACGCCAAAGACCGTCAGCAGCGCATCTACTCTGACCCAGAGTGGCATGAAAAAGAAAAGGAAAGAACGCGGAAAAAAGCTGTTCGCCTTCGCAAAATAAACGGCGACAAGATAAACGCCCGCACACGGCAAAGGTATGCTGAAGATGCTGAATACCGCGAAAGGGTATTGAGGCATAACGCAAAGTTTATTAAGCGCACAGAATATTACAATTCAGAGACGCGTAAAAAATGGTCTAAAGAAAACGTAGCCAAGCACCGCGAATACGAAAAACGATGGCGAGAGCGTCACCCCGGCAAGGCCGCCTACCTTGGCTATATAGGGAGGCGCAAGCGTCGACAGGCAATGCCTGATTGCATAACTGACGACCAGAAAAAACAAATCCAAAAACTTTACGCGAAAGTGTATCGCTTGAACAAAAAGGCTGGGAAAAACAAACCGGGTCAATGCGCCTATCACGTTGACCATATTGTGCCTATTACGCACGACGACTTTTCTGGCCTTCATGTGCCGTGGAATTTGCAGGTAATCACGGCTGAAGAAAACCTGCGTAAATCTAACAAATGGGAGACTAACTAATGCCACTAATCATTAAACCAGCATCGTATAATCTTTACGTCATCGAAGGTGTCGAAGACGACGTGCCGTTTACCATCTGGAAAAACGCGAAGACAAACAGGTGGACACACCCTTTGGCAAACAAGCGTGGTAGGGGTGCGTCTTTCAAGACGGTCAAAGAGGCGCAAAACCACGCCTTTGAGTGTATAAAAAAGTGCGGCATGATTAAACCTGACGGAGCCGCAAAGAGACACGACGGTGTGATAGCCCTCACAGAGGCTCAGGGCAACCTGTTTAAATTCATTAAGGGCAAGAAGGTTTGGCCGCTTGACTTTTTAACTCGTCGCTTTCGTGGTGGGACAGATCACATTCGACAACAAATCGGTCAAATCAATAAGCACTATCACGTCCACAAACACACTTGTGGGTACCGCGTAATGACAGAAAACGAAGTTAGGAGATCAACTAATGGTAGGTAAGAAAACACCCGACGACATCGTCACCGCATCACGCATACCGTTGCTGATGAACGCGTCGCCATACGGAACGCCAAACGACTTGCTGGCTGAGGCACTAGCCTCAATCGAAGGCAAGCCAAACCCAAACCCATTCAACGGCAACGAAGCCTGCGATTGGGGTGACGCCTTGGAGGGCGTCATCCTCACCACCGCCGCTGAACGTCTCAACCTGACTGACCTGAAGCTGGAACACGACGCCATCTTTCACGACACGCTACCATTTGCCGTGTCGCTTGATGGCACCGCTGACGGCGGGCTGGGGCATGAAGTCACCACCGATCCATCAAAAGGCATCTACTGTGTTGACGGCCCTGTCTGGGTGGACGGCGTCGGCGTCTTGGAGAGCAAGCTGACTAGCAGTAAGCCAGAAGACCGCCCAGCGCCTCACAGGGGGCCGCTACAGTTGCAGGGGCAATTGATGGCCACCAAACTAACGTGGGGAGCCGTGTGCGTCTTATATGGCGGTGTGGAGCTACGCATCTTCTTGTATCAGGCAAACGCTGCCACGCAGTCGCGCATCACCGACGAAATCGAGGAGTTTGAGCGCCGCAAGTTTGACGTTGACTGGTATCCGATACAGTCCAGCTCCGATGGCAATACCGCCTATCCGCGTGTCGATGACGGCGCGCCGCCAATCACGCTTGAGGGCGAAGACAACGACTGGCTGGCTCAGTTGGTCAATGCTAAGGACGCCAAGAAGGCTGCTGAGGGCGACATCGACGAAGCTGAGGCTATGCTGAAAGAACGTCTGGGCAGCCACGATGAGGCGGTCGGGATGGTCGGCAATCGCTCTTACTATGTGAAGTGGCCAATGCGCAACTTCAAGGCGCAACCGGCCAAGACGACACCGGCCAAGCCCGCACGGATTGCACGCCAAGGCACGCTGACGATAAAGGAGGCGCGTGATGATTGATGTGCCGCTGACAAAGGCTCAGGCGGAGCTGCGGGTTCTGATTGACCGCATGACCCGCCGGTATGGCTACACGCCGACCATCAATGAGCTGTCGCAAAAGACCGGCAAGAGCTTCAGCCAAGTGCATCGGCTGATGACAGGCCTAGTCGAGCGTGGCGCGGCTGAGAAAGTGGCCGGTCGAGCTAGGGCGTTTAAATTATTATAGGAGGGTGACATGCAAACAGAACATTTAAAGCCAGACGACCTAGTCAGCGTGACTGGCCCCAAGGGCAGGCTGGTGACAGCCTTGGTCAGGCGGGTCGAGCGCATTGACGATGAAAGCTACAATGTGGTTTTTGAGGATATGCAGACCGCCGATAGGTTTGACTATCAATATCTATACAAGTGAGTGAGGGGGCGTTTGCCCCCTTATTTCGTTAGGCCTTTGACCTTTTCTACAGTTCTGAGGCCACCCAAACCAAGCATCCCCAAAAGCACAGTCATCAGGCTGTCCATATCAAACGCTGGCAGTTCAGGCGCTTCTACACCGGCATAGGAAAAACCAAAGATAGTGATTGGGGCTAAGACGAAGTGCCAGATCATCGCAAAACTTAGGCCCCATCCAAGGAAGGGCCGCCAGCCCGCCACAAAAATGCTGCGGTGCTGCGCTTCCATTTTGTTAATTTCAAGCTGCCCCTTGGCAAGCTCTTGCGCGTGGTTCTGAGCCATTGTGGCGACCTCGTGCGCGAGCTTCGCCTTCTGATCCTTGTCCTCAATGAACTTATCTAGCAGGCCAGTCACCGGCCCGATCAGTGCTTGTATCATTTCTTCGCCTCCGAGTTTAAAAACACGGCTAGGCTACCAGTCATAGCCCCGGTAACCACGCTAATCAGGCTAGCCTGCTGTGTCGATAGGTCTGGCATAGCCAGCGCCCACTCAATGCAGCGCACATAAACTACCGTCATTGTGAAGATCATTAAGCGAGGTATAATTTTGTATTCAAGAAGAACCTTAGCCATCTGCCAGCGCCCTAAATCTTGCCGTAATTCGCTTGGCGCGATTAGGCGTTTGGTCAAACCAGCGGCTGTCTTCTGCCTCTGCGGCGACTGTCATCCACGCCTTGGGGTCTTCCATAGCCTCAGCTACTGCCGCCCACATCTTTACGAACTTCGAGCATCTCGGGTATCCGAGCTGAAAGCACATGTTGCACAATGCAAGAGCCGCGTCAGGGTAACGCTCGTCCAGCTCATTAAAGTTGATATCGAAAATTCCGCATATCCGCACACAATCCTCAATCGTCACAGCGATATCGAGATTAAAGCGCTGGCGCACACGATCCTCAGAAACAGGCGTGCCAACCGGCAAACCGTATTCTGGATCATGTTCTTTCACCAGCGCGCCTATTCCAAACGTGGGCAGGCCGAGGCTGTCGAGATATATCTCGTAGCGACAGCCCTCGTCGGCGGCAATTTCCTCTCGCAGCGCGTCTTTATTCATCGCCTCATCTCCAGAACGTGATCGACCGTTTTATCCCAGCTATCAATTTCCGCAGCCTCAGTGAAGCGCGACGCTGGCAGGCGCATACTATATTGCCGTACGCTCGTAACCGGCATGAACAAGACCCTTCGCGCATTGGGGGAAACAAGGCAGAGAACATCGTAATCATCCTTTGTCGGCAGATGTTTTGCTTTACAGCCGTGACCAAGTTGGAAGTGGTGACGCGGAGATCGACCATCTTGATTGCCAAGTAAACTCGCAGTCTTTGCCTGCACTCGAAGAAACTCTTGCCCATTCCAAGCCACCATATCTACCCGGTCTTGCTGAGCCATCGAGACGCGCCACCCTTGTGCAAGAATAGCGGCGGCAGCAATGTATTCGCCAATAAGTCCGGTTGTTGTTTCACTCATTTAAGCCCTATGGCTCCAGCAGTTGACACCATCACAACGACGAATAAACCTACCACAACGACCGATAGTAAGAAAATAGCCAATCCGATTTTTACGTTTTCCATAACCTCATCTTGCCGTAATTGAGCTTGACGGCGAGCCTCTAGCTGGGCGGCCTTGGCTTCCCTGATCCGCCTCGCACGCTCATCTAAAATGGATTGCCACGTCCCCGCCCCAAAGCGGTGGTCTGTCAGTCTGCGCACCTCGGCGACGTGTTCTGCGGCTAGCTTCGCGTCGATCATTTCCTTGGCTACAGACTGCACACCGAATTGGTCTGCCAATCCGACGCCAGCCTTTTTGTTGCTGGCGGCCTGCACTTGAGCCTGCCCATTCAACAGCGCGTCGATGTCATTGGCAATAGCGCCGATATCCTTGGCAGTGCCGAGTGCGGATTTGATCCCATCCACGCTCGCCTTCACCAAAGCAATCCCAGCCAATGCGGTTGATATAGGCTCCATTAGGACAGCATCCCCTTGCCAAGTGGCTTGCACATCCACTTAATCGGCCTCAATCCGTGAGCCATTTCCCCAATGTCCCGCGCCATCTCCATAGCGCGTTCTCGGCATGCCTCTTGTGTAGAATAAATCGGGCCGCGAGTGTCCTCAAACTGTACACACTCTGTGGGTGCTGCTATCGCGCAGGCAAGCACGATTGCCTTAAACATCAGCCGTTTCGGCTGAGTACCTTGTCGAGCTTATCTTCGACACGGTGCAAAGCGTCCATTACGTTGCGCATATCGGAGCGCACATCGTCTTTTGTGGCGTACTCTTCCCGCGTCTTGTTCAGCAAGATGTTTATGCGCTTCTGCTCTTTGCTAGTCTCGCTCATCCACCACGCTCCAGCCGCAGCGATGAGGCCAAGCAACATATCTATCAGGCTGGTCATTTGCATTAGTCAGCATCCGCAATGGTTAGTTCACCAGATTCTACCTGACGCATGATTTCTGCGTAGTGACGGTTTCCCTGCGATAATGGCACAAACACTTCATCACCATCAATGGTTGCTACTATGGTTGTGTTGTTGTCATCCATATCTACAATATATTGGGCATTACTAATCTGCATGATTATAACTCCGCATCCATTTTAATTATTCCAGCATTATTATCTGAGTCATCACTATACAGCATTGTTGCATTGCCAGCAGATAATCCACTACCAACGGTTGCTAGTATTCTAAATCCATTGCAAGAAGCGGCTACATTCGCGGCAATAGTCATATTTGTAGTATCTGGGATGCCAGACACAGCCGCATTGAACACCCTAAAATGTGTTTGGTCTGAGACTGAACAGGTAGGGTCATCACGCACTGGCACAATAAAGGGAATAAAAAACGTGGCTAGTGTGCTTGATGTACATTGACCAGTACAAAGAACATTTGCACTTTCTCCGCCAATCTGCTGATAATATCTCATGCAAGCCAAAAGTTCATCGCCATAGCTGCGGTGTTCAAACGGCGTGGCAGTTGAGCCTACTTCGAGTTGGATGCCTGTGATGTCTAGTGTCCAAGCAGATGTTCCAGCATCACTATCAGGTTGCGTAAATTGAAGTTGTAAGTAACTTCCTGCGCCAATAGTTTTGCCAGATACACTTGGCACAATTACATCTATTTCAAAGCGTTGCCAAGATGATGTCACCGTAAAAGTGCCATTATTTGTAATAACCTGACTACTTCCACCTGTCCCAAATCGTTGTATCATTCGTTGCTGAAAAGAACCACCTGCGGGATTTGTGCCTTTAGCGTAAAAAGACAGTTTATATGTTCCATAGTATTTTGATACATCTTCTATTCTAGTACAGAAGCCAAGCAAAGTCGCACCTGTTCCTGCCGTAAAACGAAGATAGTTTCTAAACCGTGAAGGCAAATCAGTTTGTCCAACGGATAAACTTTCTTGCGTAATTGTGGGGGTTACGCTTGTGTGAAAAGCAATAAATCTGTCCAGCGTATATTGGTCAGATGATATTGATGAATAACTCGTACCCCGCTGTGCCACCTGCATCGCACCGTTGATAATGAGGTTCCGGTTTCCATAAGGAGCCGCCCACGACAGCGTACCGGCACCGTCCGTAATCATCGTCTGACCGCTTGCACCGTCGCCATCCGGCAATGTGAATGTGGTGGTAGTCGTCACGCTTGCAGGGGCTTGCAGCTTTATGCTGTTGGTGTCGGTGTCGTCCTGTAGTTTCAGAACGTCCACGCCGCTGGTGCCAGCCGCAAAGTCAGCCAGATGGCTCATCTGCTCCCGAATAGCGTTATTCACGCCACTGGGCAGCATACCCTCGGCAACGGAGATACCGCCGACATCGAGGTTATTCGAGGCGGTGCTGTCGTAATCGGTGAGTTTATCTTTTGCCATTAGTTAGCCTCCAACGCTGTAATCCGCGCCTCTAGTTCTTGTATGGTCTTAACCAGCAACGGTACTAGCTTTGACTGGTCAATGCCTTGGTAATCCGGCACTGAACGTGTACCCATAACCGCCGCAGTTGTCTCACGCCATTGCTGGCCTTCTGCTAGTTCCTCTGGGCGTTCAACGTCAGTGCTATGGATAACCTCAGCAACCGCTGGTGTTACCTCATTGCCATCCTCATCTAGTACAGCCTCAATAGCTGGCGTATAAATGTCACCTGTGGCTGCGCTGACCTCGTATTCCTCGTTCATCATAGCATCTTTAGTGCCGACAACAGCCTCTGGCACAATGGTTTGAACCTCGTGTGCAAGGAAACCATCTACAGGAACAGCGTCATCGCCATCAGCAATCCACTCAAACCTAGCTGGCTTGAGTTGCTTGAGGCGTGTGGTTGCATCCCAATCATATTCCACTGCGGTTTTTAGACGGTAGTCTGATGAAGTGTTGTAGGATGTGGATGTATCATTAAATTGTATTGACCCAACTCTTGAACCATTGTGATTAAAATCAATTGCGTCTCTAATACCGCTAAAGGTTTTGCAAAAATGCAGATAGACAGGCATTGTTGTTGGCGCAGATGGAACTTCAAAATATGTGCCAGCACCAGAATTTGTTGCGCTTGTTTTTTGCAAAAGCAAGTTGCCGCTGCTGTCGATACGCATACGTTCGTTAGAACCGGATGTTTCAAATGCTAAAGCATCAGTTCCGCCCGTTGTCATTTTAATGAGGTTTGAAGCACCAGTAATTGTTAATTGAGCCGCACTACCACCTGTTCCAGTTGTATATAAATTAACTAGATTTCCATCGGTAGAGTTACTGATGTGCAACGGCATATTAGGCGAACTCGTCCCAATGCCCACGTTGCCGCTGTTGTCGATGCGGAGGCGTTCTGCCGCATCAGTAGCAAACATCATATAGTTACTAACGTGGTTGTACCTGATTTGCCCACGGAATAAGTCTGAGCCAGATGTCCCATCGGAAAACATTATGCTGCCTTGATTTGAAGTACCGCTGGCAATGGTCATTCCAGTGTCGCCAGTTTGACCAACTACTAAATTATCGGCTTGGCTGTAATAACTACTTGGCGAACTCGTAGCAATGCCTACGTTGTTATTCGTGCTGTCGACGTAAAGCGTGTTGGTGTCAACGGTGAGGTCGCCAGTGACGGTCAGGCTGTCAGCGGCAGGGCTTTCCAGCGCAACCGCGCCGGTAGACACATCCTTGAGGTCAGCCATAACCTCGCGGATGGCGTTGTTAATGCCAGCCGGGGAGCAGCCCTCGGAGATGTCGATGGACTGGATATCGGTGTTTGAGGAGTTTACGTTACTGTAATCTCGTATGGAGTTTCTTGCCATTATTTTCTCCTAAAGGCGTATGCCTATTTATAGCATAAATCTAGCGCACGCGCACCGCCCGACCGTCAGACATCTTGGCAAACGTGAACGGATT